TGGCCAAGAAGTACGGCGTCCGTAAGGGGCTGTTGATCGAGGTCGCCGAGAAGCACGGGTTGGTCATCACGAACAGCCATGGCCGCTACGGCACCGTCGCCGACCGAGCCGCCTAACCACGCAACCGGGCGGGCTCAGACCCGCCCAACACGGGAGAGACCCGATGACCACCTACACCGTTCGCACCGTTGGCAATCCTGGCCTCTACCGCTCGCTGCGAGAGAGCGTCGCGAGCGAGACGCGGCACCGCACGGTGTCTGGCCTCATCCGCCGCCTGCGCTCGATCAATCACCAGAGCGAGGCATGGGCGCAGTCGATGGGCCGATGGGGCAGTGTCGAGATCGACGTAGACGGCAAGCCGCTCGATGGCGCCGACGTGTTCAGCCTCTGCGAGATCGTCAACGAGTACCGTGATAGCCCGCGCTCTGGCGAGGCGATGGCCGCCCGCATCTTGGCCGCCTGATGCCCCACCTCCTCCAGCAAGTCGGCGTCGCGCTCTACGGCGCCGAGTGGCGTGCCCCGCTTGCCCGCGCGCTCGGTTCCTCGTCGGATCGGGCGCTGCGGCGCTGGCTGGCGGGTGAGCCCGTGCCGGCGGGCGTGTGGGAAGACCTGATCGACCTCTGCCATAAGCGGGAGGTTGAGCTTGCCCACTTGGCGGAGGAGTGCGGGCGCCGCGCCGAGGACTGACACAACCCCTAGGGTTGAACACACGGCCTAGGTGCTGTATTTAGCGTTCAGGCCATCAAATGGCCAAATGGCGCGTGGCCCGCACAAGAATACGCATCGGCCACGACTGGATCGCTAGAGCCGCCAGAGGCTCGCGTTTCAGTTAGCCGGGCGAAGCCCCTCTACAATCTGCCAAGCTTGTCGGAGCCCGCATGGCCCACAAGAACACCGCGCACGCACGCCGCCGTCGCTCTGCCGACTACGCGATTGACTGGACGATGGCGCCGCCGACGCGCGAGTTCGCCAGCGTCATCAGCGCGGACTGGGACGATACGCGATACGACGACGTGCTGCGGCCGGCTCTGCGGCTCAAGGGCACGCTGCGCCTCAATGAGTACGGCGAGCCCGACAGCCTGACCGATCTGGCCATGGATGGGCCAAAGGATCACTGACGAACGTTCTAATTCGGGCGAGGCGCACGGCGATGTCCATTTCCACCATCCTCATCATCGTGCTGATCCTGGCGCTGATTGGCGCGCTCCCGCTCGGGGGCGCCTACAACGCCAACTGGGGCTACGCGCCCGGCGGCATCATCGGCCTCGTCCTGCTGGTCGTGATCGTCTTGGCGCTGCTGGGGCGTCTCTGACCATGTACGACCCCGATCCGCCCCGCCCGACGCTCTCCCTCGCGGACCTGAGCGACTTGGCCGACAAGGCCGAGGCGCGGACCAAAGGCTACCTGAGCAGGGCGCTCAAGGATCCCGCTATCAAAGCGGCCGTCCATGAGCCAAGCCGGGGCCGCTCCACCGCCGAGCTGTTGGCCGAGGCCGAGCTGCAGATGGAGGAGGCCATCAAACGCTGGGTGGACACGTACAACGCTTGGACGATTGAGCGCCTGCAGTCGCTCCCGATCCCCGTGTCCGGGAAGCCTGTCGGTGACGGCGCGGTGCGCTACGAGCGCCCGGCCGTCTACCGGGCCAGCGGTCAGGTCGAGCAGTTCTGATGACCCGCGCTGAGATGCAGTGGCTGGAGATCTTCCCGGCCTTCTACGCTGCATGGTGGGCCTGCGGCCTGGATCTGCTCGCTAAGCGCCTGTGATGAGCAACGAAAGCATGGTGCTCGTCGTCGGCGCCAGCGCGTTCGTCGTTCTGGCCAGCGCCTTCGGTATCGCGCTGCTGCTCAGCCTCCTCGACCTCTACTAAAACGAAATTTGCGGCTGTGCCGCCATCATTGAAAACAGTTTGAAACAATGCCCTTCGTCAAAGGCCAATCCGGCAACCCAGGCGGTCGCCCGCGTTCCATCCCCGCCGACGTGCGCGAGCTGTGCCAGTCCCGCGCTAAGGACGCCATCGAGACGCTTGCCACCGTGATGATGGACAAGGAGGCGCCGCCCGCCGCGCGCGTCGCCGCCGCCAACGCCATCCTCGACCGCGGCTATGGCAAGCCCGCTCAGACGATCAACGCGAATGTCTCTCGCTCTGTCACAGACCTCTCCGACGCCGAGCTCATCGCTATCGCCGCGGGCGGCAGCGCAGGAGATTTTGAGGCGCCGGGCAGCTCGGAAACGGCTCACTGAGTTTGCCAAGTGGGTCGGCTACACGCCGGCCCCGCACCACGTTCGGCTGATCGAGGAACTGGAGGATCTGACGGACGGCGAGAGCGATGTGCTGCTTGTCGAGATGCCGCCGGGCTCGGCCAAGAGCACCTACGTCAACCTGCTGTTCCCGGCTTGGTATCTGGCGCAGCATCCCGACGCGAACGTGCTCTCGGCCTCTCACTCCTCGGAACTGGCCGAGCGCTGGGGCCGGCGAACCCGTAACCTGATCGCCGCCGAGACCCGAACCCTCGGCTATGAGCTTTCGGCCGACAGCACGGCCGCCAACCGCTGGGGCACCAACAAGGGCGGGGAATACTACGCGGTCGGCGTCGGCGTCGGCATCATGGGGTTCCGCGCCGATCTCGGCATCATCGACGATCCCTTCGGCAGCCGCGAGGACGCGGAAAGCAAGCGGATCCGCGATGCCCGCTGGGAATGGTACACGAATGATTTCTCGTCCCGCCTGAAGCCCGGCGCCAAGCGCGTGATCATGCACCAGCGCTGGCATGAGGATGATCTGGCGGGGCGCGTCATCAAGCAGCTCGACGCGATCAAGAAGCCCTACAGGCGGCTGAAGATCCGCGCCGAGGCGCTGCTGGGCGATCCGCTCGGCCGGCAGCCCGGCGAATTCCTCTGGGACGATCCGGACGGGTACAATTACGGCCAGTTCCTGCGGGATCGGAAGGCCGAGAGCGACGCCCGCACGTGGTCGGCGCTCTATCAGCAGGAGCCGACGCCCGACACGGGCGACTACTTCAGCCGCGAGTGGCTGCATCCGACTGAGCACATGCCGTCCAGGGAAAGCCTGAGGATCTACGGCGCCAGCGACTACGCGGTGACGGCCTCGGGCGGCGACTACACGGTGCACGTCGTCATCGGCCTCGACGCCGACAAGCGGCTCTACCTGCTCGACCTGTGGCGGCAGCAGGCGGACAGCGCCACCTGGGTTGAGGCGCTGTGCGATCTGGTGCGCAAGTGGCGCCCGCTGATGTGGGCCGAGGAAACCGGCCAGATCCGCGCGGCCCTCGGGCCGCTGATCACCCGCCGGATGCAGGAGCGCGAAGCCTACGTCGCCCGCAAGGTGTTCCCGACCCGCGGCGACAAGGCGGTGCGGGCGCAGTCGATCCGGGGCCGGATGGCGATGGGCGGCCTGTACATCCCCGAGCGGGCGCCCTGGCGCGCCGATTTCGAGGGCGAGCTGCTGCGGTTCCCGGCCGGCGTTCACGACGATCAGGTGGATGCCATCGGCCTCGTCGGACAGCTCCTCGACACGATGAGCGCACCGGCCCCGCCGAAGGATCCGACACCGGCTAAGACGAGCGGCTACGCGTCCACCCGCTCGACGGGCGGTGGATCATGGAGGGCGTGATGGATCTGGTGGGGGTTGCTTTCGGTGAGGACGAGCTAGCCGAGGGCGAGCGCATCTTCACGATCCATGATCGGCAGACCGGGAAGAATTACGCCATCATCGCTTCGCAAAGTACAACGGCAGAGCAGGTTCGCCCGCTGCTGTTGGATTGGCTTGAGGCCGTTCGGAAGGCCGCGTGACCACCGAGATCGTCCCGGCCGACATCGCGGCGGCGATCAGCGATCTCGTTCATGAGGCGCGAGCCTTGGAAGCGCTCGGCAGCAAGCGCCGCCCCGACTTCATCAGGGCGTGCAATGCCCTCGACGCCGCCATCCTCACCCACCTCCGCAACGCCGATGAGATGAAGGCCGCGCTCCAGCGCATCGAGGCTGGAACCTAGGAGCACGCCATGGCATCGAACGTCTATTCCTCGGCCAGCCCGATCACGCCCGGCACCGCCGTGCAGCCGGGCACGGGCGTCGCGATCTCATGCTCGGCTGCCGGCACGCTGCGCCTCGTCATGTCAGACGGCTCGTTCCTCGACCTCTACGCCACGCAGGGCACGGCCATCATCGACAACCTGTCGGTCAAGGACGTGAACGCCGCCGGCACGACCGCAACCTGCACCGTCTCCGTGCTGCGGAGCTACTGACATGTCGATCCAGCGGCCTTTCGGCGGCGGCAGCTCGTCGTCTCTGTACGTCGGCACCTTCGCCTCGCGCACGGCGCTCGCGACCGCATACCCGAGCGCGCCCATCGGCTCCTATGCTTTCGTTGGCGCGTCAAACCCGAAGGCGCTGGTCTACTACAACGGCGCCGCCTGGGCCGCTCAGACGCAGAGCCTTGCCACGTCGGCTGTGTCAGTGCCCTTTACCGGCTCCACGGACGGTTTTCAGCTCACGACCGCAAACGTCCCCGGCGGGGTCATGGGTCCGACCGGCGCCCTGCGCGTCACGGCCTATTTCTCGATGACCAACAACGCCAACAACAAGACCGTGCTAATCCGCTACGGATCTGCCGCGACGCAGATCTTCTCGGCGGGCATCAGCAATGTCGGCAACGTCGGCGTACAGTTATTCGTGGCGAACCGTGGCGCCATTGGCAGCCAGATCACGTCCGGCACCAGTTCTCTGGTAAGCCTCGGAACCCTCGCCCCCTTCAATACCGCGTCTGAAAACAGCGACGCCGATCAGATTGTTGACTTCGTGGTCGTCCTCGCCGACGCATCTGACACGCTAACGCTGGAGTATTACAACATCGAGCTGGTGTCGTAGCGGTGGGCACGTCTCAGGTCGCCATCTCGCGCGGCCCTGTCAATGTCCCGGCGGCGTTTACCGGGATGCACTTCAACCTGCGGCCGTTTTCAGCCACCACGTTTGCGGCTCAGGGCAAGGCGTACAACAGCCACGACGCGCAGGGCACGGCGTGGTTTCAGATCCACACGGCATCCGGAACCTTCAACTGGACCGCCCTCGACGCCTGGGTTGCGGCTCTGCCGAACGGCGCGTCGTGGACCTATTGCATCTGGGGCACCCCGTCGTGGTGCTCCTCGGACCCCGCCGCGAGCAACCCTTACCAGAACGGTACGACGGCCCCTGCGACGGACATCTCCGCGGCGGGGCCGCTGGCGGCATTCGTGACCGCCCTGTGCCAGCGGTATCCCACATTGGCCCGGTTGGAGGTCTGGAACGAACCGGATATTCAACCGTCTCTCCCACCGATCTGGTGGACCGGGACCGTCGCCCAATTCATCACGCAGACGCAGACGATCCACGATGCCGCCAAGGCGGTGCGCTCCGGTATCCAGATCATCGGGCCGTGCTGCACCTTCTACATCGGTACCCCGAATTGGCTGAGCCAGTTCATCGCCGCTGGCGGCCTGAACTACGTCGATGCGGTGTCGCTCCACGCCTATCAGATCCAGTGGCCGACCAAGGCTAACCCACTGCTCGGGATCTGCCACGCGTTGCAGTATCACTATAACGCTATGAGCAACAACGGCATCGCGCCAAGCTCGAAGGACTTCTACTGCACAGAGTTCGGCCTTCTCGGGATCGGCGCGTCGTTGAGCGATGCGGAATACATTGCAGCCTATAAGCGCGGCATGCTCGTCGCCGCCGCCGCGGGGTTCAAAGAAGCCAACTGGTACGCCTACGACGATAGCGCGATGGGCTACGCCGGCCGACCCGCCGTCGAGGCGGCTGTGGCCGCATTCAACGATCTTCTCTGCGGCGCCACGGTCTCGGCCTGCGTGGTCAACCTGCCCGAGTTGACGGTCACGGCGAACATTCGCGGCACCGTCTACACGATCTGATGCAACGCTTCCCGTATGCACGGCTGGAGCCCTGATGGCCCAACCCAAACCCGTCTCCGACGCAGAATTGCTGTCGCTCCTCGATGAGGTAACGGCCTGATGGCCTTCTCGCCTGCCCCTGGCCCCATGAGCGGCCCCGCGCCCGCGATGGCGCCCGTGGTTCTGCCGTCCGCATTGCCGGCGCCTCTGGTCGCGCCGAATGCGTTCGGCCCCGAGCCGTCGCTGTCTGCTGCGACGCCTGCCGCGCCTTTGCCGGCCGATGCTGGTGCTGTCACCGCCGTGGCGACGATCCCGGAAGAGACGGGTGTCTCGCTCGACAAGCTGAAAAAGTGGTTCCTTGCCTACGTTGACGGCAAGGAGAAGGAGATCGAGGAGGCGCGCGAGGCGCGGCTGTACTATCACGGCAGCCAGTGGACGCAGGAGGAGCTGCACCGGCTCGAACTGCGCCGGCAGCCGCCGATCACCAACAACCGCATCTCGCTCAAGATCGACGGGATTGTTGGCGTCGTGGATCGCCTGCGGCAGGACCCGAAGGCATCTCCGCGCACCCAAGCCTATGCGGAAGGCGCCGAGATCGGCACCGCGGCCGTGCGCGAGGTTCTGGACGCCAACCGCTGGGAGGCGATCCGGCAGCAGGTGAGCCAGGATCTGGCCATCGAGGGCATCGGCGGCGTCGAGCGCGATGTCGAGATGGAGGCGGACGGCCAGCCGACGACGGTGCTGCGCCGCGTCCTGCCCAACACATTTTTCTATGACCCGCGCTCGATCCAGGCCGACTTCTCGGATGCCCGCTACATGGGCGTCTACAAATGGGTGGACCTCGACGCGGCGATTGAGTTGGTCCCCGACCGCGAGGAGGATCTGCGCAACGCCATCGACCGCACGGGCGGCGGCGATAGCTTCGCGCAACAGGATTGGGAAAAGAACTGGTACGACAGCAGGCTCGACCGGGTTAAGCTGGTCGAGTGCTGGTACAAGCAGCGCGGCAAGTGGCGCTTTGCCCTGCACACGGGCGATACGATCCTGAAGGAGGGTGTGTCGCCGTGGCTGGATAACCGCGGACGGACCCGCTGCCGGTACAACATGGCCTCGGCCGGTATCGACCATGATGGCGACCGCTACGGCTTCATTCGCAACATGAAGAGCCAGCAGGACGAGATTAATCATCGTCGCAGCAAGCTCTTGTGGATGCTCAACGTCAATCAGGCGTTCGTTGAGCGCGGCGGCGTCGATGATCCCGACAAGCTGCGGGACGATCTGGCCAAGCCGGACAGCATCATTGAGTACAACCCGACCGGCTCGGGCGTGAAGCCGTTCGAGATCCGCGACCAGTCGCAGCAGATGCAGGGCCAGTCGGCGCTGCTGGCCGAAGCCAAAGCCGAGATCGACAATTTCGGGCCGAACCCGTCGCTTCTCGGGCAGACTGCGGCCGCGGCCTCGGGCCGCGCCGTGGCGCTGCAGCAGCAGGCCGGCATCGCGCAGCTCGGGCCGTACTTCGCCCGGTTCAAGGCGTGGAAGCTCGGCCTCTACCGCGACATTTGGATGGACGTGCAGCAGTTTTGGACGCTGGAGAGGAGCATCCGCGTCGCCGGCCCCGAAGGTGCGCAGTTCATCGACGTGAACAAGCTCGTCATGACCCCGACCGGCCCGCGCATCGCCAACGCCATCGGCGAGCTCGACCTCGATATCGTTATGGACGAGGGGCCGGATGTCGTCACGCTCCGCGAGGACATGATGGGCACGCTGCGCGAGATGATCCAGCAGCAGATGTTCACCCCGCCGGAAGCCAAGGCCGCGTTCCTCGAAATGAGCGATCTGCCGCCATCCGTTCGGCAGGTGATCAAGAACGCCGGTCAGCAGCCGCCCGACCCGCAGGCGCAGCAGCTGCAGCAGACCGTGCAGCAGCTCCAGTTGCGCGGCGCGGCGGCCAAGGTCGCCGAGACCGAGGCCAAGGTGGAGAAGCTGCACGCCGATGCCAATGCGGCCGGCGCCAAGGCGCAGTCCGCATCGATCCTCGACCAGCAGCACGCGGTCAACACGGCCGCGACCATCGTCGATATCGCGCACAAGCAGGCGCAGACGCACAAGGTGAGCACCGAGACCGCCCGCGAGCACATGAGCGCGCTGGCGCAGGCTCCGGTGCTGCCGGGTCTCGGGCAGGCCGCGCCGATGGCTGCTCCCGTAGCGGCCATGATGCAGCCGCCGCAGCCGATCCCCGCGCACCTGCTCCAGCGGATGCCGCAGGGGCCGCGCTCGCCGATCCCGGCGCCGCCGCAGGGCTTCCCGCCCGGCATCTGAGCTTTCCTCGCGCGGCCTGACGCGCCTGCCGCACCTCTGCGGCGGGTCGCTCGGCTGCGTCCAGTTCCCGTTCCCGCGCGCGGGTCATCGCGTGGGTGTTCGGCATCGCCCGGCCGTAACGGGCGTCTCGTCCAGCCAAACGTAGAGGCTATCCATGTCTGACACCCTGTCGGAGCGCGACATCTTTGAGGCTGCCGGTCCCGGCGGCATCGAACCGTCGCAGAGCCCCGAACCCGCAAGCCAGGAGACTGCGCGAGCGGAGGAGGAGCGGCCCGCGCCGAACCTCGGACAGATCCCGAGCGAAGGCGATGAGCCGCAGTCGCAGCCGGACGGCCAGCAGGCCAGCCAGACTGAGCCGCGCAAGCGGGGAATGCTGGAGGATCTGCAGGAGGAACGGAAGCGGCGGCAGGAGTTCGAACGTCAGCTTGCTGCCAAAGATCGCGAGTTCGCAGAGATGCGGGGCGCGATGGCGCAGATGCAGGCGTTCCTGCAGCAGAGCCGACAGGCGCCGCAAGCGCCCCAGGCCCCGCAGGCACCGGTGGAGGCGCCGGATCCGTACTTGGATCCGCAAGGCTTCGCCGAGCATCAGGCCCGACAGGTCTTTGAGCGTCAGTTCTCGCCGTTCGCGCAGCAGTTCCAGCAGCGTGAGCAGATGCTGGCCAAGCAGCTCCAGGGGCTCCAGCGGGCGACCGCGCAGGCTCAGTTCGGGGCTGACGAGGCCAAGGCCGCGGAGGAGGCGTTCAACACCGCCGCCGCCCGCGGGACGATCCACCCGCTGGAGCATCAGCGCATCCAGACGAGTGACAACCCCTTCGCGGCAGCCGTCGAATGGCACCGCCGCGAGCGCGCTCTCTCGACCACCGGGGGCGACCCCAACAAGTGGTTCGAGAGCGAGTTTCAGCGCCGGCTCCGCGAGGATCCCGCGTTCCAGCAGCAGGCTTACGGCCTGTTGCAGGGTCAGGCTCAGCAGGCCGCCGGGACCGCCGTCCCCGCCGCCGGCCGGCCCGCGCCCCTCTTCACGGGCCTCCCGTCGCTCAACGCCGCACCCGGCACGTCCGGACAGGGGCAGGGACCGATCACGGAAGCCGACATCTTCAACGCAGCGCCCCCGAAGATCGGGCAGCGCCGCTAAGCGCCATCGAGACCGCCGCGCGCGGCTCGGTGACGGAGGACCATCATGGCCGTCTCCACCACTCCTAGCTCAACCGAAATCCTTAAGTTCCGCCGGACCTTCTGGCAGGAATACCAGCGCGACAACCTCTTCGCCGACTACATGGGCAATGACCCGACGGCGCTGATCGTCCGCATCAACGACCTCAAGGATGAAGGGGAGCAGATCACCATCCCGATCCTGGGCCGTCTGTCGGGCCAGGGTCAGGTCGGCGCCAACACCCTCGTCGGTAACGAGGA